GCCTACATTTGACACCATAGCGACAATCAATGCCGATTATGTAACTTCAACCACACAGGTTTATGAAGCTACTCTTACTGTAGGATTCACTATAGCCGCAGATTATGTAGCTAGCGCATCCCAAGTCTATGAACCTACTTTTACAACACTAGCTACTATAGACTCAGATTATATAGCCAGCGTAACTCAGGTATATGAGCCAGCTGTTGAATTAAACTTACAAGTTATCTATAGCGATTATATAGTTAGTGTATCACAGGTATATGAACCTACATTAGATATAGAAAAAATCTATGTTCCTGTACCTACTCTAAATAGTGACGTAAAACTTAATTTAGGACAAGTACCTTACGTAAAAGACTTCGAATCTTTGTATCTAGAGTTATTAGATATACATGATGCTATAGAGCGAATACTTCTGGCTAGAGATGATACTGCTGCTGACTTAGTATCTTATATAAATAAGCAAAGAAATGTTACAGCTACTGGAATTCTTAACTATGCCATACTATCTACAGATAACTTAGTGTTACTCTCTGGTTTAGTTAATGCCTGCACTGCTGTACTTCCTGCAGCTGCTGGTGTAGAAGGTTATAGGTTCGCTATTAAGTGCGTAGATGACACTAACACTGTAGCTGTATTACCTAATGGAGCTGAGACTATAGATGGAGATACTGGTAGCTTCCAGCTGTGGAAAGATGAAGTGATAGAAGTACAGAGTGATGGAGCAGGATGGCAGATACGCTAAAGCGGATAGGAATATAAGATGACAGAACTAAGAAGAGTAGATTTAAACTTTCCTCTTAATGCTACTGAAGATGCAGTTCTAGTAGAAGAGAAGAATGGATACGAAGCGTTTAACTCTTATGGAGAGTTAGATACAGGAGGTGCAGTAACTAATCATATAGTCTGGCCTCTAGCTGGTAACCCAGACTTACGTGTACCTGCTTCTCCTGGAGTGCAGATGAGTATTGTAAGTACCAGTACAGCTGATGATATAGCAGGTACAGGTATACGAACTCTCCATATGCATTATCTTGATGCAAGCTTAAATGCACAAGATGAAGAGATAGAATTAGATGGTACTAACCCTGTTACTTCTATAGCTACTGATGTAAGGTTCATTCAGTGTATGCATATAGGTGAATTTGGAACTGGAAAGGAAGCAGCTGGTAATATCAGCGCATCTAATGGTGGAGTTACTTACAGTTACCTTAAAGCAGGAAACAGAAGATGTCTATCTAGTGCAAAGCGAGTACCAGCTGGAAAGATTCTGATGATAGCTCAGATGTATGCAGGTTCAGCTAGTGGAGCTGCAGATGCTATAGCTACAGTAAAGCTTGTACTCACTGCTATAGGGCTTCATGATTACACAGAAGATGAGATTACTATTCCACAAGCTGGGATATCTGTACAGGATGGCTCAGAGTCATTGAATCTAAAACCTCCCCTAGCTGTACCAGAGGGACTTGTGGTAGCTTTTGAAACTACTACTGATAAAGCTGCTTTAGTTACTGCAGGATTTCTAGGTTACCTAATAGATGCTCCCTAAGATTCCCTATGGAGTACAGAGCTAGATTGGGATACACTATATAATATAAACATATACACTAAAATAATTAGGAGAAATACTTATGTCTCTTTTAGATGTAATAGGAGCAGGCAGTGATTTGCTAGACTCTTTATTAGGCACTACTGTTGCTGGAACCAGTGCGGGTACTTCTACTGGTACTGCAACAGAGACTATAACTGGAGCAACCAGAAAGGGCTTAGAGATAGACCCAGCCGCAATAGAAAAGATTGTAGCGGATGCTTTAGGTTCTGAGCAAGGACTAGCTGAGATATTCTCTAAGGAGAATGTAGCTGGTATCTTTGGTTCTTCTGTAGCTGCACAAGCTAGCGGAGATTTAATATCTAAGATAACTGGAGAGATAGCTAAGCTTACTGCTGTTGAGTATGAAGAAGTAGCTAAGCTTACTGAAGCAGCAACTACCCAGCAGACTACAGCGGTCACTGAACAAGAAGATGAAGGTTGGTTAGATTGGTTATTCTAGGCTAAGAGCTTAGCTGTACCTTCCTATCTCTATTCTTATTCATAACAAAGGTGAGTAGTTATGCCAAGTAATCCAATATTAGCTGCAGCTGAGAATATGCTAGAGAGCTCTCAGGCTGCAGGAGAAGCAGCTAAGCAAGCTGTGAGAGAATCACAAACTGTTCAGGCTAAAGTCGCTAAAGGCACTGATGTAGCTATCACAGATATCGCTGCAGCTAGTAGAACAGTAACTCTTGCAGAAGAGAAAGCTAAACTACAGACTCAGAATGCTAAGAGAGCTGCTTTCACTGCTATGGGTGGAGCTGATAGACTGATAGATTTAAGTGGCGCTTACAGAGAGGCTTCTGATACTATGGTTAAAGAGGTAGGAGAAGTAGCTGAGCTTGAAAGTAAAAGCCTATTTCAGGATGGTCTGTTTGATTACATTGGTGCACAGCTTAGGCTAGATTATGGAGGCGAACGGGAGCAGGCTGCAGCTGCTATACAGCAGGAAGCAACTCTACGTGCCGCTATCACTGGTACTCAGCAAGTTACATCCTCTGTAGCTAAGACTCTTAATGAAGTAGAAGAGTTAAAGTCTAATGCTACTATTGATGCTATTGACCAGAAGATGCAGGCTGAGGCACAGATGGCTAGACTTCAGAATATGGCTAAGCTGGCTGAATCTAATGCGAAAGCTACAGCTGCATTGTATACTATGAATCGTCAGCAGCTGAATGATGCTATGACTATCACTCAGGAGAAGCGCATAGCTCAGCAGCAGAAGAAAGCAGTTGCCGTAGCAGATATGAAGAAAGCTACTGATGATGCTATCGTACGAAACTATCAGCTTGCTCAGATTAAGTTAGGGGAAGTTCCACTACCTGCTGCAGATATCTTAGCTGCTAAAACCGTAGGTGGAGAGGCTGGACAGAAGATTCAAGACTACTACGCTATAGGTATTAAGTTACAGTCTGCAGTAGTAGATGGTGTTCCTGTGTCTGCTGGAGATGATTATGTAGAACGATTTAAGTATAAGCCTGGCAGTCTAGCTGAAGATACTAGAGCTAATAGAGCTTTCTCTGGTGTACGTGATACAGTAGAAAAGCAAATAGGTATTAAAGGAGCTGAAGCTGGTCTTACTCCTGCACAGATAGAGAAGAAGAAAGCAGGTATAACACCTGAAGAGATGAGCGCTCTAGTTACTAAAACTATGGACACCTATGCTGAGTCTCAGGCTGATGATATTGCCAGAGGTAATATGTATGAGGCTGAACCTATGAGTCTTATTACTCAGACTGAAACTCCCCCTCCAGCTGTCGTAGAGACTACCTATTACGATAAGATAATTAAACCTCTAGCTCCTACAGAAACTAACCCTCAGCAGCTATTTGAATTAGCTGCATCTGCTGTAGCTCAGAAAGAGCTTAGTATTAATGAGGCTGTAGAAGGAGTCACTACCTTATTTGATTTCTTTAAGCAGCATAATAATGAATTTGGTAACTTCGCTAATAGAGGTATCCCACTACAGACTTCTTATAACTTTAAACTGAAACTAGGCAGAGAGAAGTTCTTAGGTCTTTATGACTATCCTTTTGCTGGGGCAGTCAGGGACACAGTAGATTTATCTGACCCTACTGCAGTAAGAAATGCTATAGCTACTTATTTAACTAACACTAAGCTAGAGAAGTCTGCTTTAGATTTCTAAGCTTCCTTAATACAAGGTAACTCTTATGCCTCCTCTATTTTTTGGTTCTGAGCAAAATACTGATACTACCCTAACTCCTGCCTCATTCGGTGGAGTAGATGAGCCTGTCCGCTCCAGTGCACCCTCCTATTTCATAGCTGCAGATTCTCACTCCATAGCAAATGCAGATAAGTCTCTCTTAGAAATTACAGGAGAGACTATAGCTAACATTCCTAAATTCCTTGCAGCATCTATGGTGTCTGGTGGTAATCAGTTATATAATATCGTCCCCTCTTTAGGTAATGCTTTCGGTGGTGACTATGAGCTATCAGATACAGCTGAAGTTATGCAAGATATAGATGATGACTTAGGAAGATACTACGAGGAACATGCAGGTTCAGCAGATACTCTAGGATTCATTCTCTCTTCTATAGTTCCTGGCTCAGCTGGTATTAAAGTACTTAACGCTGGACAGAAGATGATGAGAACCGCTGCTGCCTCTGGTAGATTCGGTGAGAATATGAGTAAAGCGTATGCGCTTAAAGCCTCTCTCCGAGAGAAGTATGTAGCTCAGGCGATTAAAGAAATCACCGCTACTGACAATGCTTTCAGACTTATGGATAGAAACCTGCTTAAAGCTATGGGCGCTGGTATGGGACAGCAAGTTCTGGAGGCTGCTGCATTTGAGACAGCTGTAGCTGCTACCATGTTTAACTCTCCGATACTTGATGAACAAGATGTTGGAGACCTTGTAGCTAACATTGCTTTCGGTGGAGTTGTATTCGGAGCAATAGGTGGAGTGGTAGATGCTACGAGAGCAGCGTTTAAAGTTAAGAAGGCTGTTAGAGAAGCTGACGCTGAAGCTATGCCTTGGAGACATATACAAGAAGCTCCAGAAGGGGCTACTACATCTGATAGGCTTCTTACGTACTACGACCAGATACATACTATGCCTCCTGTACCTAAAGCATTTGGTGCTGAGAGACTCTCTTATCTACAGTCTTCAGCTAAGAGTAAGGTTAAAACTCTGGAACTTAAAATACGAAATGAATTCACAACTCTCGCTGGCGGTGACCAAGTAATAGCTGAACAGATGTTTCAAGCAGCTAAGATAACTCCTCCTAGTACTGTGATAGGTAACTACCTTGGCGCTAAAGGAGTATCTCGCATAGCTGACATATCTAAGATTGAAGCTAGGAACACTAAGATAACAGCTAAGATTAATGCAGGTAAGGATGTACCACTGAAAGAGGTGGAAGCTGCATTGAATACTAAGACTACTTACCAGAGAAACTGGGGTGATGATGCAGGTAATATAACAGACTCTGTGATTCCTACTAGGATTGTAGATACTCTCAAGAAGGGAGATAACATAGAAGTTACCAGAACAAGAGTTGATATCGTATCTGCCACAGGTAAGAGAACTAAGGTAGCAGGCTTTAAGAAACCTACAGCTAAGAAAATAGACAGCTGGGATGTTAAGAAGTCTAGTGTAAGAGAGGCTGAAGCTAGAACTATCTGGGCAGCTAAGCAGAAGTTATCTATTGGGCAGGCTATAGGACAAGGTGACATACCTCTTCTAGAGCAAGCCTATAAGCAATTTGATGCCTCCTATGAGTATCGTCTCGTAGATGGAGGAGTGAGAAAGTTTCAGACTCCAGAAGATTTGCTAGGATTCATACAACAGTCTAAACTACTGGCAGCTACTGACCTAGCGGAGAAGTCACTTAAGAAGGGAGCTAAGAAAGGTGAACCTGCTCTCTCTCAGGAAGAGATAGCTACCATGCTGAATGTCAGACCTAAGTACCTGTCAGGGGAGGTGTCCACCAATCCTGCAGATGACCTATTTGCTATGGATACCTATGCAGCTGAGTACACACAGAGATTGGTGACCGCTGGCGCTAGGAAGAAAGAAGCTGGCGATATAGATATATGGAATACACCTCAGCATACTAAGGTACTCACTGACACCTCTCCTGTTAAAGACCTAGATGGTATGGCACTGGAAGGTATGGCGCAGATTAAACAGAGACAACATGAATACCTATCTAATACCTCACGAGCTTCAGCAGCAGTATTAGGTGAAGACTATGAGAAGCTTATTGATATCTTAGATATTGATATCCTTAAAGCTAATAGACTAGGTGCAGGTAGTGGGTTCGCTGCAGCTGCCTCAGCTAACTATGGAACTCTTGCATCTAAGATGGAGTTCATAGGTAATGCTACGTCTGGAATGATACGAGACGCTAAGGGTAAAGTAAGAGAAACCTTTGAAGCTCCACTGTATAAGCTGACACAGAACACTGATGCTGCTATTGAATGGAGTACTATCAATGCTACACTAAGAAGTATACCTGAGAACTATGCACTTAATGCTACTGGTGATGCACTGATACCTGCTGTGATTAAGAGATATGAAAATGCACTGGCTGCAGGAAAGTCTCCTAAGACTCCTGAGCTTAAAGTGAAAGATGCGCCTTTAGTGATACCTCTTAAGAATCCTGAAGTAAGAGAGTTAGCTCGTATGCATATAGAAGTTAATGGCGCGAATCGCTCTAAGCAACAAGTTATGAAAACCTCTCAGGGTATGGAGCATGTAGTAGATACAGATACTTTCTATCCTATTCCTGTAGACCCTAAAGATTTCCCTTACTTCGCTACTGTAACTGATTCTTCTATCACTGGTACTGGGCACACTAAAACTATCTATGCTGCTTCTGAGAGAGAACTTGGACAGATGATTAAGAAGATAGAGAATGAACCAGGACTTACTATTAGAACTAAAAAAGACGCTGAAGATTACTGGAAGTCTATCGGACAGTTTGATTATGATAAGACCTTACATGAGAACTATCTTGATATCGCTATGCACCGTAAGGGTGTAAGCTCTCCTTACTTTGTAGCTACCGACCCTCAGAAGATTGCTAATGAGTTTCTTACTTGGCACTCACAGAGAGCAACTGGAGTTGTAAGAGAGGCTGTAGCTCTTAAGTATGAAAAACAATTCGCTGAACTTAGAAGTATGGGAGAGACCTATACTAATCTAGCTACTTCTAAGGTAGGCTCTCTATCTACGCTGAAGCATGCTGATGAGGTAGTAGAGAATCCTTTCATGGATTATGTTAAAACTTCACTTGCTATTAAGAGTTACTCTGACTATCCTTTCTGGACTTCAGCTAATAGGCTGATAGATTCTAAGCTGTCACAGATGTACGCTAGAATTACAGAGACAGTGGAGGGAGCTAAAACTTCTGATGAACTCCTTAAGGTGAATGAGACTTTACGAGAGTATGGTTATAAAGGTGCAGCTTATGATGAAGGTATGGAACTGATAGCTAATCATACAGCACCGAAAGGAGTCGTATCTAACTTCATTCAGAAAGCTAATGCGCTCCTAGCTACAGTAGTTCTTAGGCTTGACACAATCAATGCTGTGAATAACACAGTCGGCGCTAATGTTCTCCTAGGGGCTGAGCTTAAAGCTGTAATGAGAGCGATGGAGAGAGGAGATGTAGCAGCTGTAGGGGCATTAGGTGAGCTTGCATCTCTTATGAAGGTGAAAGTTCCTGGTACAGACAAGCTGATGACTTCTCCTGCTAAGCTTATAGCAGAGAGCATTAAGAAGTTCGGTAGAGAGACTCCTGAAATGGAGTTCTATAAGAAGAATGGTTTCGTAACTTCTATCTCTGACCAGTATAAGTGGACACTTGACCAGCTGACTGTAGGTGGTAAAGAAACAGCGCAAGACTTCTCTTCTAAGATAAATAAGGTACAGACTTCGTTATCTAACTTCGCTGACAAGGGTGAACGCTGGACAGGTAACCGTCTCGCTGAGGAATTCAATCGGTTCGTAGCTGCAGATGTGATGAAGCAGATTACAGATGTTGCAGTTAATGCAGGTGTGATGGACTCTAAGACAGCTCTCTCTTATATTAATACTTTTGTGAATAGAACTCAAGGTAACTACCTAGCTTCTCAGAGACCTATGATGTTCCAAGGGCCGATAGGACAAGCTATAGGACTGTTCCAAACCTACCAGTTCAATCTTATGCAACAACTTCTAAGACATGTAGGTGAAGGTAGAGCTAAGGACTCAGCTACTCTTCTAGGTCTCCAAGGTACTATCTATGGTATGAATGGACTACCTGCTTTCAATGCTATTAACACTCATGTGATAGGTACAGCTTCTGGTAATGAAGAGCATAAGGATATGTATGATGCAGTGTATGGTGCCGCAGGTAAGGAAGCTGGGGACTGGATGATGTACGGTGTAGCTTCTAATCTCCTCTATCATCCAGACTTGAAAATTAACTTATATGTGAGAGGCGATATCAACCCACGGCATGTGACTATAGTACCTACTAATCCTGCTGATGTTCCTATCTATGGAGCTTCAGTTAAGTTCTTTAGTAATCTATTCAATACAGCTGACCAGCTTATAAAAGGAGGTGACGTATCTTCTACTCTCTTACAAGGTTTGGAACATAATGGAATATCAAGACCATTAGCTGGAATAGCCCAGACCTTGCAAGGTTTAGATAATCCTAATCACTCCTCTTATAGTACATCTAACAGAGGTAATGTTATTGCTTCTAATGACTTGCTTTCTCTTGCTAACATGGGACGTATGCTTGGAGGGAAACCTCTTGGTGAAGCTGTTGCTGTAGATGCTGCATTTAGATTGAGAGCGTATACTGCTAAGGATAATGAACGCAGGAAAGAACTGGGCGCATCTATTAAGACTACTATGATTGCAGGTAGAGTACCATCACAGGAGCAGATAGATGGTTTCGCTGAGGACTATGTGAAACTAGGAGGAAAGCAGACTGAGTTTAATAAGTGGATGCTGAATCAATATAAGAACGCTAATACCTCCCAGATTAATCAGCTACTGGATGTGAACTCATCTAAGTTTTCACAGAGTATGCAGACTTTAATGGGAGGATATGAGCTTAGAGACTTTGTTGAGTAGTAGTCTTTAGAGGAGAGGAGTTAGAAAGGCGCAGGGTTTTCACTATCGTATGGGTAGTCGTCATAGTCTTGCGTACAGCTACTACCTAATGTATCCTCCTCTGGTTCCATATGCGTAGGCCAATCCTCTGGGTCATACCCGTCATAGCTCCAGCCATTAGCCTTAGCTATCCAAGTAGGTACAAAGATAACAGACGTATCATCATCTATCTGTACAGTAGGTTTCTGTATCTGAGACTTAGCCATCCACTTCTTAGCTACCTCTTTAGTAGTTAGTAATATAGCCTTCTCTGTCTCTGCTATAATCTCTCCTTCCACTGTTACTATTACATTCCCTGAATTATCTCGCTTACCTTTCATTTCTGTTCTCCTATACCTTGTTTAGTAAATTCAACTTCCAGCGCTTCTCCCTTAAGAGCACTATACGCTATACAATCTTCGGCCGAATCCTGATGATACTCTGGCGTACTCCACTGTCTTACATCTTTTAATAGCTGGAGTAATAGCCAACCTTCTGACTCTTTAAGGTCTCTTCCAGTGATAGCGTTGAAAGCAACTATAGTCTTACCCATACTTCTCTCTCCATCATCTGCATCATATACCTTACCTCTCTCTTCCATGATAAGAGCTGCCTTGTGTAGCATAGCTGGCGCTGAAGGTTTGTTAGAAGCTATTACTGTGCCTGACTCTGGACGGTACTTTACCTTTTTTAGCTTATCATATCCATTATCCCTCATATCAATGTACTCCCTTATCTGTATCTTGTGGTATCTTAGACACAATTCTAATAGGAGACCTCATCTCCCATAGCTTATGCCTACAAATCTCACAGATATTATCTAAATCTAGTGAGGTGTAATCTCCATGAAGAGTTAGACCTACATAAGAAGCTATCTCAGCTAGGCGTATCTCAAACTCACCTGCTGGATGATTCTGTAAGAGAGCTATCAACTCAGGGTGATGAGGTAGTTCTCTCTGTAATCCTATCCTAGACTCAGAGAAAAAATCTAGTCTGTGATGTTCTGGTTTGTTAGTGTGCTCCATATGGTTGCTCCTTTGTTAGCTTCTTCATCAGGGAATAGTGTATCTTGTGGTGTAGACAAAGTGAACCCTGCAGCATTTCGGTGCCCTCCTCCACCTAACTTCTGTGCTAGCTCAGCAACATCATAATCTCCATTAGACCTCAAAGAGAATATAGCATCTCCTCTTATCTGCTGCCATGTAGCTCCGAATGTACCAGAGATATTAGCTAACTTATGTCCTACATCTGAAGCAAACTCAGAAGAACAATTCACCAGGAGTCCTGTCTGTCCTGCAAGCTCCACCTCGTCTGCGCTTTCTACCAGAGAATCCACCACTGTTCGATGATACTTCTCCATAGCCAGACCTTTATCTACTATAGCTTTAACCAGATGTGGAACCTCGAAGTCTAACTCCAGCATCTCCCAGTCGTAGAGAGTCTTAGGTATTGTACGCAGATACATGTTAATAGTCTTAGTAGCTCCGAACTGAAACAGCCAGAGGTCATAATCTCTTACATACTTATACAGAGCAGGCATCTTATCCTCTGAATCCCCATAGAAATGTTTCCATGTAAGAGTAGCTCCTGACTCATCCATATCCATCACTATACGTGCGCCCTTACAGAACTCTAAATCTCCATACATTTCTTTCGCTGTCTTATGGTGGTCGATGATAGTGATAACCATCTTAGGATATGCTGAAGCTATAGCAGCTAGAGTATCCACTGGTAGAGAAAAGTCCACTACAAATAGCACATCAAAGTTATATGCTTGAGAGTAGAGAGCTGAGTGTAGAGCTGGTAGCTTACCATAGGTTACTGGTAAGATTTGTATATGTTCTGGTTGCGTATCGCTATCCTTCTGCCCTACCTTATGTATCTCAGATAGTGCCTTGTGTGCTATATAGGCAGAGGTGAACCCATCTATACAGTTAGCGTGATATGCTATAAGTATCTTAGTCATTTGTTTCTCCTGTTGTGTTGTAGTAAATTATAATCCTAATAAATCTCTTTCGTTCTGTGACAGTAAGTTCCAATCCACTGCACCTTCTATACCTTTAGACCTTACAGCTTTCTTCGGCAGATACCCATGCTCCACTGTCTGTATTTTATCTGCCATAGTAAGGTTACCTAATATCTCTATTAGTTGGTCTCTCTTCTCTAAGTCCTGATGTACATGCTTCCATATAGCCTGTATACTCTGAGGTACATGAGCTGAATCTAGGAGCTGTAATACCTTATGAGTCACCTCACTGTTCTTACCTCTACCGAACTCACCAAGAGCCTTCGGCATAAGATGTTCTGTAAAAGTGAGAACAGTATTAGCATATATAACATCTGAGGTCTCTATCATCATAGAGAGTCTGGAAGCTGCTACTATAAGACATAGCTTAAGTAGTTGAGTTAATCTCCTGTTAGCGTAGTGTTCGAATCTTACATCATCTATCCCTTCCCACTCATGATATATCTTATGGAGAAGGTCTGCTGCATTCTCTGACATACCTACCTCACCTGCCATACTTTCTTTAATTGTCTGTAAGTGAGCTACTAGCTGAGCTTGGAGAGTTAAGTCAGGTGGCGGAGGGAAGGTGAACTTAACTCCAGAGGGTTCACCATAGACTAGAAGTAGACGGGAGAAGAATCCCTGCCCAATAGCTTCCGTGGGGAAAGCATGAGCGAAACCTGTAGGTGTATTACCTCCAAGGATAGTGACACAAGGTTCATTAATAAATACATCCTTAGAGTTCTTTAAGCGATAATCATACACTCCCTCATAGTCCCAGAGTTCTCCTAGAATACTCATGAAGTCTAAGTTACCTACTCCGATGAAGTTATTAAACTCATCTGCTGCTACGAAACATTCCGCTGGAGGTTTAGATTCTATATCGCTTATCGCATCTTCTCCTGTACCCCAGAGATTTGCATCTAACATATCTGCTCCTGTAGAATCCATCTGTTGTTCAGCTAGGTCTAGTAGAAACTTCTCCTGTCGTGTCTTCTTAGCAGCAAAGGTAACATACCCTGCTTGCTTAAGGAGTTTAGTACCTATCTTTATTGCAGATGATTTCTTAGTTCCAGGTGAGCCTAATAGCATTGTATATAGGGAGGGGTAGATAGTGAAATGCCCATGTAAGAAATATATGTCCCTACCAAGGTACGCTGAGAGAGAGGTGATTGCAGTCCATCTATGAAAGAATGTAGGACACTCTGTCTGAGAGGTATAGGCTAGGTACAGAGAGAAGAAGTCTTGTGAGTTCTTAGGTTCTGACATTATTTAATATCACTCCAGTACTTTCCACTTGCTGAGGCGTCTGCTGGTACAGTGAATGTTCTTATCTGTCCATCATACGCTTTGATTGTAACTGGTATCTGCATACGTTCAGTAACCATATCTTTAAGATACTCATGTCCTATCCTGTGTTGGAATAAGATTGAGTCATGTACCTGAGCTATAAGTTTAAAGTGGTCTCTGTACTGAGGGCTCATAGCTATATCAAAGAAGACTGATAGGAAAGATTTGTTTAAGGTTATCGCATTAAGAGACTGAGGTGGATGAGCTATGTAGGCGTTAAGGTGCTGCTTAGATTTATCTGGGTGACCGAAACAGTAGCGAGTCCATGCACCTACCTGAGCTGTGTATTCTTCCTCATATACAGAGTTACCTCTATCCATATACAAAGCTCTAGCTGGGTCTAAATCAGGAGTGTGATGCACAGCTGTACTCACCAGCTTCTTACTCAGTAATATCTCCTGTACAACTCCTGCATAGAATGTCTGTCTGATTCCAGGATAGGTCTTATGGAATTGCTCTAGGAGATACTCAGCTACCTCTCGTAATGACCATAGCTTAGGTAAGTCTAGTAACCTTTTCGCTAGTAAGACTTTCTCCTCTCCCATAGTATCTATGAGAACGAAAGCTCCCATGTTATAATTAGCTCCATGATTCACTGGCTTACCTAGTTGTCTCAGTGGTTTGTTAAGAACCTTATGATTCTCTGTGTCATACATTTCTTCAAACGGTACACCAAAGAAGGCGGACGCATTAGCACAGTGGAAATCTGGCGAGTGTTCTACGTTATTTATTAATGTCTCATCTCCACTGATGTAAGCTGTATCTCTGGATTCTGCCTGAGCTAAGTCTACCTCACATAACATGAATCCATCATCTGCTCGTAGAGTTTTCTTAACTGCATCTCCTCGTGGAATATTCTGTATCTGTAAGCCACACCAGAAGTGATGCTCTCTAGATGCTAGTCTAGCTGTGTCTGTACCATGAGGATTGAGAGCGAATAGAATCCTGTCTCCTCCCCTGCTACCATCTATTCCTGCTGAAAACTCCTTACCTGCTGTTATATAAGTGGATACTAGCTTACGTGCCTTCCTTACTTTTAGGATAGAAGATATTAATCTAGCATTAAAGGGGTGGCGAAACCTAGCCTTATTAAGATTCTTTTCATCAGCTGACTTCAAATCTCCACAGCCTAGAATCTTAAGCATAGCTTTCATCTGCTTAGGCGATGCTACATTAAATCCTTTCACTCCTAGTATCTTATCTAAGGAAGCTGAGTGCTTAGCTATAATAGTATTCTGTTCTGCTGACGCTGAAGCAAGTCTATCCATATCTCTAGCTATACCTCTCATCTCTGCCATGTGACAGGGGAAGGTGAGAGGGAACTCTAGGAGATAGTTGCTGAAAGCATAAGCTGGCGCTTCTAATATCATTGCTAAGAAGGCACAACCAGTACCGTAAGTATCAAGAGCATTATAACGATAGTACTCATATAAGTCATTAGTCTCTGCAAGGTCTTTCCAATAGACTGCTTCTCTGATAAGGAAAGAGTTGAGGAACCCAAGATCTTTTGGTAACTCACTATACCAGCTATGAAACATATTAGCAGTATCATAATAATATCCGTAAACAGGAGCATTATATCTGGCGAGATAGGCGCAGTCATACTTTCCATTCTGAAATACCTTCGGGGCTTTAAGCTCCCAGTTAAATTTCCGCATTACGGAGAGGTTATAATCTGAATCAAGAGGGAGGACTACTGTCTCGCTACGCATACCAGATGGATGAAGTGTACTGTAGTGAAAAGCTGTATAAGATATACATCTAATAGCAGCGTTCTCTCTAAAGGTTTCTATATCTATTGAGATAAGAAAAGCATCTTCCATAGCTAAGAAAAAGAAATCTGCATTAGAGGCTGTAAGTACGCTCCAATCAAAGGCAGGAGGAGTAAACCACTTATCTCTTGCAGTCAGCTTAGTAACAAGTCTCTTCGCTATAAAGCTACCATAAGGTACAGTAACTAACTGCTTCAGTGGAGCTAGGAATACTATCTCTATCTTCTCATCTGTATCTTTCATACCTTCTATCTCAAAGTAACTCCCAGAGTAATTCGATAGTGCAGGAGCTTTCCTCTTATCCCAGTCTAACAGTTTCTTTAGTAACTCTACAGATGTAGACACAACTCTAGTGATACCTTTCTGCTTACAATACATCTTCACAGTGGTAAGAGTAGTCACCTTCTCTAGGCGTACATAGGTAGTAACTGCACCTACGCAACCTTTAAGCTGAGGGAGATAATCCTTATCCGCTGAAGTACCCCAGAAGAGGATAGCATCATCTGCCTTACGAGGCTTAGCTGCTTCTGCTTTTCTAAGTTTCTCTATATGTTTACTTAAGTTCATAGCTACTTCCTTATATAACTTATAGCAAGATACCCTGCCTCCATTACAGAAACAAGGTATCTTAGTCTAACCTATATTACAGCTCTATCCTATACAACAGACAGCTCTTTAATATTAGTGTAAAACTTATCGGGGTCATTTTTATCCTTACGGAGAGTCGTAATCACGATACATTCCACACCCTTACAAGCATCAATGAGTTCTCTTATCGTACTCGTACCCAGAGCTTCAGCAAGAGGTATAGATACCTTCTTAAGCGCACCTCTACCAAACTCATTATCCATGAAGTAAGCGGTGGAGGTGGAGTCACCTTCTTTAAGAGGCTCATCTTCAGCTTGGTGAGCTAACTCCAGTGTCTCCACCGCTTTCATATCCAGCTCAACTGCCTGCTTAGAGTTAATCTCTTTAAGCTCCAGAGTGATAAGAACCTTATGAGCCCCAACAGGGAACGGTTTAAACTCAGGTAAATCTTCCAAGTCATCTAAGGTACAGTCTAATAGGTCGTCGATTGAATTAGATTCAGTCATTTTATTTATTCCTTATGTATTTAAGTTATATTAATATACTATATGTATATATGTATGAATTGATTTAAACAGTTTACTCTGTATTACCACGAGAGTGTGGTGAATTCTGTTATGTAACCTTACCTTTATTCTTAAGTCTTTCTAAGATACTACTAGCTTTCTGTGTAGAAGTCTTAGTGGTGGGGGTGGCGGTGACCGCTGTCTTACTACTTCTCTTATCTATAGAGGGATAAAGTTCAGGCTTAAATATAGTAAGCAAAGATGGTTTCTCTGAGCCTTCCATTATAGCATCAGTCCTTGAGCCTGTCAAGATATTTGTTGCATACCCTGTACTACTCGCAAAGACATGCTTCTTATTCTTTCTCTCTGCATACACTACATGGTCAAAGTACTTAGCTATATTCCTAGAGAAATTCCTAGTGCCTCCTACTGGAACCAGCGTCTTCTTCTTACCTTCTGTCTCTGCTTCTATCTCATGGGAGATAACTATTACATTATACCCTGCCTGCTGTATGTGAGAGAGAAAGATATCAAGAAGCTTTCCTAGATTACCCCAATCATTATAGTCTAGCTTATAATCATCTGGCTCATTCTTAGTTATAAAAGCTATCGCAGAATTAGAGAGTTGGGTGAGAGAGTCAAATACTACCACATCATTATGTCCTAGAGAAGGAAGGTCTACCTCTACTGTAGCTCCTGCCTCTCCTTCAGTATCTTTCGCTGCTCGCTTACAGACCATACAGCCTACCTTACCATGCTCCTCACAGATAGAGACCTTACCTTTCACCATCTTAAGTACAGTCTCTATCGCTATAGGATAGGAGCGTGTATCAGGTAGAGCTATAAGTTCTATCCTTTCCTGCCATGCTGTAGGTAACTTGAATAGAACCTCATGTCCATTCTCCATATCTACCCAGATAAGATTATAGTATTCAGAGAGCTCTCCTGCAAGCTGTGACTTACCTGTCTTCGGGCCTCCAAAGATTAGAACTCGATGGGTAGGAGAGTGATTAAGAGTATTTAGTTTTGCCATTACAGCTTACTCCTAGTATCTAATTCATTCATTAACTTACATAATGCAGGTGCGTCTTTAGCTTGTACCTGATAGACTGTTAGAGTTACTTTATCTACAATCAGTTTCATAACTCCTATCTTAGATACATAGAATCGCTCAGGTATTACTGGTGCGTCTAGTATATCTTTAACTGTTGCTGCCTTAGGTTTCTCTTTATCTTTTAATTCTGCCATGTTGGTGCTCCTGACTTGCTGTTAATGTTATTATAATACTTAGATATCGGCTTAGCTTCTGTTCTTACAAGAGGAGGGATAACTTTCTTATGCTCTTTAATCTTAGCAGCTAATTTCTTATTCTTATCTTCTTCTATCTCTAGTAACTCCGTAAGCTCTAACAGCCTCTGAGCTTGGTGATAGATAATCTGAGTCTGTTCTTCTAACTTAGCTGTAAGCTCACCTGCATCGTTGAGTATATTAAGCATAGCGCATACAGCATTAGCTTCAAAAGGTGACTGAAGGTGTATGTTATTATGTTCCGCTGTATCTCTTACACCGTAACGGTTTTTAGTAAGGACTGTGAATCTCTGTGACATTATGCTTCTGCTCCCTTATCTAACTGTGCTGCAACTAAATCAAAGAAATCTACCTCAAACATATATTCTTGTTCTTCTATCTCTTCCAGTATCTTCTCTGTGAGAGGCTTAACTATATTCTCCGTATTCAATGTACAAATCCCAAGATATTCACAATCTCTGAAGAAATCTAAGCAAGTCTCTCCGTGCGTAGGATATGTATTATAGTCCTCATATAAAGAGATGTGTTTAGTATCTATTATTAGTTCCTGTAACCATAGTGCTCTCTGTAAGAGTGACTTCTCGAAATAGAATTCTACATACTCTTTACTCTTAGATTCATACACAAGGTAAAATACCTTATAAGAGGAGAGTTCAGGAAAGATTCTATCTAGCACTACGCTGTAACCTATCGCTTGTCCGCTGTTCTTATAAGTTGTGCTATTAGCTTTCCCGCTGGTAGTCTTACATTCCAAAACCAGAATCTCACCTGTATCCTTATGTCTTAACACAGCATCCACATACCCTCTGTACTTATAGCCTTCTGGCATGGAGATCTGAAAGGATAGTTCCACTGCTGGCTGTCCGTTGTAATATACAAGTTCGTAGTCTTGCATGTACCCATCACTGTACGCTATAATAAACTTCTGCACAGCAAAGAGAGCTTCCCAAAATGATTTCTTCTGTCTTGGGTTCGCATCTAACAAGTCTACATCCCACTCTAAGAGACAGTCGAGATATATTCTATCCTCTGACTTACCTTCAAGGGTGGACTGTATACCTATACCTACCACTTTACCGTAGGCAAAAGTAACTCCCTGCTCTATCTCTTTAGCTTCTTCGAGAGCTACTGTAGATGAAGATAGACGATAGAGTTGGTATTTTCTAGGGCATTTATGGAGAGTTGTACGAGAGGAGTGAGAGAGGAGTTGCAGGCGTGGGTCTATCTGACCGCTAGCTAAGGTGACTCTAGGGGAGGTAGAAACTGGCGCATCTAAAAAGTCTGCTTGCATAGCTTCTGACTCTTCCTGTACGGTGGCGGTGTCTGTCTCTATGACAGAATCTAAGAAACTATCTAATTCTGGGTTCATTGTCTTATTCCTGTACCATTAATATATCTTCAGCTATAAGTCTTTCTATGTGTCTTACTTCAGCTAAGTTATATCTGTCTGTAGCTAAGTGTTGAGCTAATTCAGTGAGTTCATAGGAGCATAGCATACGAGGTGTATGTACTATTATATCTGGCATAAGAGGTATAGCTATAGGAGAAAGGTAATCTGCTAATGCTATAGCTCCTTCCATATAATTTATATAACACTCGTGCTCTGCTTTAATATAGATATGTATAAAGACAGACAGAGGTGTTGGAGTCTTATCATCTGAGCGTACCTTAGTATCGTGCTTAGATTTAAGAGCTGCCATACGTTCTTGCAGAGAGTCCATCTTATAGGTCTGCAACTGACATCTTAGACATAGCTTTCTTCCCACTACCTTTCTTAAGAGATGTGGTAGCTATATCTGTAGCTGTCTGTTTCTTTAATCCTCTTACAAGGATAGAACATTCCTCTTCTGTAAGAAGTGTGACTACCTCTGGGTCTTTCTTAAGAGTGGTATGTATATCTCGCAAGAGAGTAGCTAAGCCAGGAGCTTGTGCTTCTAACCCTTCCTCTAGCTGAGCTAACTTCTCTTGTATCTGAAATGCTTGATTAGGTTGTGTCATTTTAGTTTCCATATGTTATGTTATATAATAGAAGGTATAAGGTGGATACCTATCTCGCCATGCTCACTCTGATGGTGGAGAGTGTATGACCGCCAAGATAAGTATCCATATTAGGTTATTAGGTTATAAGTTATAAATCTTTCAATGTGATTCCAGTGATATCCACTAGGGTGAAGGTAACAGACCCACTGTCTGCTCCATCATGTACCTCAGCTGAATCCTGTAGCTCATACCTGACTCCTGCTTCTGAGGTGAGTAGCTTCCAACCTATATCTCTCCACTTCTCTTTCCTTACCGCCTGTATGATTCTACGGTGGAAGGCTACGGGAGCTACGATGGTCGCTGTACCTGTCTGCTTGATTTGATTCCAGATAGGCTGGTACTGTCTCATGGAGTTCTCATAGTGGTATTCTTTGTATGATATATGGGAGGTGAAAGGAAAATATCTTTAAGAGAGATTCTTATAGGAAGGATGCCTGCATTACTATGCGAACCTACAAAAACCTCTCTTAAAGATAGCTCTCAATTAAGAGAGCGTACCTTGTCAGTGAAATGAAGAGTGAAGCTTACAGATTAGTAAGCAAATCTTCAGGAGAGACATTCAGTAATGTATCAGCTTTCTTAGCTAAGAATTCAATACATTCTGCATAGTCCTGAGCCTGTGGAGAGTTCTCTGCATACACTGTAAGTTGCTGTATAACCAGCTCCAGTACAGGGATGTTAGTCTTAACAGAAGACAGCTTAGACTGTAAGATACGAGCCATATTCGCAATCTGTTCCACTGTCTTACCTGTAACTTCTGGCATAACTTCAACATAGTTCTGAGCAAACTCTTCCCATGTCTCCTTAGGTATGCCGCCACCACGACGCTGTGCCTTAGGCATATTAGCAATAGCTTCCCAGCTGAGCTTATCTACAGGGAAGTTAGCTGCGTTCATAGCTGTATCATCAAAGAGTAACTCACGAGCTACGCTATTAACTACATCTGCCATAGCATCCATCAAAAGTTCCAGTTGCTTACCTTCATCCTGAGCTTCTAAGATAGAGACAATACCTTCCACGCTAGGGTAGGGGATAGCAAGTTCCACTGCCTCACGGATAGTTTCAATACCAGTGTCCTTATCCTTAGACTTCTTGAAGTTAAACTTAACAGGCTTAACATCCACATTAAAGTTATAGTTCTCAGCAATGGTGGTACGTAAAGAGACCATCTCATCTGAGGTAGGGTTAACTGCTTTGATAGTAACCTGCTGAGGGTCGGTAGCTTCGGTGGCGGCAGCTTCGGTTTGTGTATCTTGGTTTACTGTATCGTTCATTGGTGTATTCCTTATATTAAGTGTTAGATATATCTAAGGTGTAAGATATAAATTATTTATAAACAGGCGTAATTGCCTCATTCAGTGTGTATATGATAACATAACTGAATGAAGTGTCAAGAACTATCTTTTATTTCTCTTATAGGTTGCTTTATTCTCCTCGTAAGATTCTCTGAGAGCTTCTCGTAACTCATTTACTGCTATATTATATATTATCACAGCGTTACCTGCTTTCCTATTAAGCTTTAAGTCAAAGACTGTACTAGATAGAGATAAGTTGTGTAAACGAAAGTATAAGGTGAAAGCTGTATTTCTCCAAAGTATCTGTAAAGGGGACTGAGGCTTAGTTATAGCCTTTATAGGAGGTAAATTTCCTGGCTCATCTAAGCTGGTTCTCATAGATTTCATAGGTATCATAATAGTTCCTTGTATGTTAAGTTATGTTATAGTTATAGATGTTCGGTGTTGGTGTTGGTGTTGGTAGCTGACCTGCCTATCTACGCTAGCTTAGAGTCTCTCTTACCTTTAAAGAATTCTGCCTTCTCTTCCAGTGTATTACCTTTAATCTTCTGACTCTTAATTCCCTTAGTGAAAGACTCTGGTTCACATATAACATACAGTTCCTCTCTAGCTCTGGTGACTGCTGTATATAAGAGCTCTCTTTGTAACATGGTAGCATGAGACTGATGTAAGCAAAGAAATACTTTTCTCCACTCAGACCCCTGACTCTTATGTACAGTGAGAGCATACGCATGTAGCATAGCATTAACTTCCGCTGCCTTAGAAATAGCGAGAGTGACTCCTGTATCTAAGAGTCTTACCTTAATTACATGAGAGGCTTGCGTGACTCTATCCTCATTAGAGGAGTCTACCTGAGATAGGAGGAAGTCTATGTCAGCTTCGGTATCTATGGTGAATGACTCTGACGCTAGATTTGGATTATGTCCCCAGTAGTCAAGAGTCTTAGATTCAGGCTGTACCCTAGCTCCACTGTATGCAGGATTAGCATAGATATCTACCACTTCCGCATCTTCCTTATCGTATAGTACCTTATCTCCTACAGAGAAGTAGTGCTTAGAGAAACCTGCCATTACTTCATAGGTAGTCTGTGAGGTGGAGCGAGCTATGTGATTAGCTATATACTTATTCAGTTCCAGAGTGCCGCAGGATTTGTTATAAGGTATAAGTATCATATCCTCATCTATGTTATAGTCTCTTGTGTCGTAAGCTTTAGTGAAGAATGCAGCTAAGGTGGCTACTGCTGTATCAGGGTGGAGTTTCTTCTTCCAAGGGTGAATAGTGAGCTTATTAGGTTCTTTCCAAGAGAGATAGTCTTCCGCTGGAATAGGCTTGCCTGATAGGATTCTCTGAGCTAAGCGTATAATAGGTGATTCAAGAGCTTGTCTATATACCTGAGTGAGCTGAACCACTGGGAGTTCTAACATCTTATACCCTAGAATAGCTGACCCGAATACTGGAGGTAACTGCTGTATGTCACCTATGAATACCCACTGCACAGGATGTATGAGAGCTGATACTATCTGACCATAGAGTTCTAAGTCTACCATAGAAGACTCTTCTACAATGATGGTGTGTATAGTTGTAGGTAGAGGATTGTCGCTGTTTCTCGTAGGTATGAACTGCATCGTCTTCTTAGATTCTCCTGTCTCAGGGTCTTCTATCTCATAGTATTCGGGGGCATACTCTAAAAGCTTATGAGCTGTGATACAGTTACCTTTAAGGTCGTCAGGTAGAACTTTCTTAATGTTATTTACAGCTCGCCTTGTGTAGCTTATCGTAACTACTCCTGGCGCTCCTGCTGTAAGATGCTTATGTCCATCTGTTAAGAGAGGAGCTACTGTACCTGTCTGTATGAGAGCTTGTATCGCCCCTTGGGTGCAGGTAGTCTTACCAGTACCAGCGCTACCGATGAGTACGCAAGACTTACCTTCTGCTAGAAGTGATACAAACTCTTCCTGTTCTGTGTTATATGTTATAGAAGAGCCATCTATACCTATGTGGGTTTCTACTTGTTTTTCTTGTACAGAAGGTGTAGGTGTTACTGTCTCCTGTACTGCTTCCTTTATAGGAGAGACTTTCGGTGATGGTGATGGCGACTCACTGACAGTAGGCTTCTTATGTAAGAGAGCTAGCCTATCTTTAAGAGATAAAGTTTTAGGGGGTATAGCTGTAGGTGGAGCTACCTGCTGAACCTGCTGAACCTGCTGTTCGGTGACCGCTGGCTCCACTGGCTCCACTGACTGTTCTATCTGAGAGGCTTCTGTAGCTGCCTTCTTCTCTCTAGCTTTCGCTAGTAGTTCTTGTATATTCATCTTAGTTTCCTTTGTGGTGAGGTAATCTGTTGTGGTTATTTCTAGTATTCATCTTATGAGATAGAGATACGAGTACAGTAGGTTGTATATTAAAGTCTCTATTGAAAGAGCGAAAAGAGAGCATCACCTGTCCCTTACCTTTAGCTATTTCTACTGGATTAGTTCTATGGTATATTACCTGATAGACTGTATGTTCTCTGAGTATTGTACCCTCTCTTATTCTATCTCTAAAATAATCTACATCCCATGATAGGATGAAATATACAGGTAAAATATCATTACGTTTATACTTTTGAGGTATACTCCAGTAGTTATTCTGTATGTGAGTAGCTTCACTAATAGATATACCGTACTGCTGAGCTATCATACTAGGTGTTGGTGTCGGTGGTAGTATCTGTGTGACATTGGTACTCATAATTTTTCTCCTGTATCTGTGGTTACTGTCGGTGTTGCATGAGATGCAGCTATGGTAGCAGTACGATACCTAAGTTTCGCTTTAATATAATCTAGCTTAGATGGGTAATCTCTCTCTACAGGAGCAGAAACTGGCGCTGATGCAATAGCTGCTGCTACCTCTACATCATTCTTAGAAGAATCTGTAGGTAGTAGAGTGTACCCTAGACCTAACGGTGACATACCTAAGAAATCTAGGTGTCTTGATATACCTTCCTTAAGAACTGACATAAGAGCATGGAAGTGTATTGTACCTACCTCTATATTCTCTTCACAGTAAGCTTTAATCTCTTTGATATCAGCTAATGGTGTAGAGAACATTTTGGTGGTGTTAAAGCAAGAGCGTATGATTTTAATCCACTGTTCTTTCTTATCTGGTGGAAAGTCGCCTACCTTATCTGCCCACGTAGCTACTACATGAGAATAAGATTCTAGCTTAGAGCCAGACTTAATAGCTAGGGTGAGTTTATTCTCTATCTTTTGTATGTTATCTCGCATGAACCTATCAGCATATCCTGCATTGAAGGTAGAGATATTATCTCTCCAAGCTTTAATGAAAGAGGAGATGTTACATAAGGTGTCGGTAGCTGAGGTGACCTTATAGGAAGGTTGCTTAAATACAGGGTGGTCGATACTGAAAGATACTTCTATCACCTTTATAAGAGAGTGAATGTTAGCTTCTATTAGTTTTATAGTAGCCTGCTCTGAGGGAGATAAGGAGACAGGACATTTCCAAGAGACTTTACCTGTAGAGTGTAGGAAAGCTAGGAATAGGAGATAGCTGTCGGTGTCGGTGAGGTGACCGTTGCAATGCTTGTTATACAGGGTGTATAGAGAGTTATAAGGTAGAGCAAATACAGGGTGGTAATATCCATCTGTATGAGAGACAGCTATTGGTAGGTGTTCGCAAGAGAACTCTATACCGCTGATTGCACAAGTGACTCTAGCCATGAGAGGTATCCTCCATAACTATAGGTAGATATGATAGATATATAGGTAAATAATCTTCTAAAGTGTAGAAGCCTCCACTACTATTGACTACCATATAAGATAGAAGGAAGTGACGTAGCTTAGGAGCAAGAGTTGGTATATCTTTCATTCTTATGTTACGTATTCTATCTAAGTTATCCTCTGAGAGAGCGTTAGAGTTACAAGGTGTATCTGTATCTTGTATATCTGTGTTAGTATCCATGTTATTAGTATCCTTATTTGTTATTATAGTATCTTATCTTACAAAGAGGCTGATTCAAATTCATTAATCTCTTCAGGTGACATTAAGTCATTCAGATATCTATGCTCTCTAGCTCCTTCTAACTCACCTACTGTACAAGACTCAGGGTTGGTAGAGTACTTATCATAGCAAGCTTTCCAGTACTGTTCCTTAGGTATATGATTAGCTGGTATCACATCCATTCCACCTAAGCTCTCTAATACAGAAACTTTCGGTGGCTCTGTGATATAAGCAGGTACAATAGCCTGAGCTTCTATCTTAGCTTGAAAGGGAGCTAGCTTAGTAAGTACATCTATAGACTCCTGTGTAAGAGGTGACTCTGTCTTAGCTAGGTATACTATCTTAGCTATTACTCTAGCTGTGAGAGTAACTCTGTAGGTAGCTGTGTTATTTATGTTATTTATGTTATTTATGTTATTTATGTTAAGTGTACTATTCATAGTGTGTTCCTTATATAGTGTGTCTTAGAGTGTAAATCTAAGAAAGGCGAAACCAAAATGGCAAAATCTGCCTTTGAGTGCCAATTATGACAGATTGCCAGTCGATTGTCAAGGGGTATTTATCCGTGTCTATGTTCCCCATTCTACCGTAGCATAGTCTATATTGTGTATAGAACGCTATAGGTATACAATATATCTTCTAGGGTCTCTATCTATGATTGAGGTACCCCTTCCTTATATCCTTATCTCTCTATGTGGATTGATGTATATATTAGAGGGTGTCTTTAATTTTAAGATAATAAGATACATAGTAATAGATACAGATATATACATAGATATACTAGAGAGATACATATAGTAGAGATATAGATATATAGCTATACTATAGAATCATAGTGATAAATATATGGACATATACACATATCAAAATCAACTGGCACTTTGTCATAAATGGCAAAAAATGGCAAATAGTGGACAGAATGGCAGATAATACCAGAAATGACAAAGTGCCATTTTGACAATTATATAAATCTATCAGACATAAAAATACCTGTCACCTATAACAGCATGACAGGTATCAGTATATTACAGCTATATAGAATATATCTATAGTGAGCTATCAGAGTGACATTAACAATGTATCAGGTGTGTCATTCATCATAGAATCCAGTCTACTTTTCAGCTTCACACCTATAAAGCTCTGAGATGCAGACTCAGAGGTACATAGTGCCTGCAATAACATCTGAGCTTCCTCTTTCTTATAATAAGTCTTTCCACCTGCCATAGATGAATACTTATTCCTATAAGCAGTAAGAACCGTATCCAGTTTCATTATCTCTTCTTCTGTAGGCTCTTCCAGTGAGATACCAGTTTTATTAGCTAATGCAATCATAAGAGCATCTTGTAACTCAGCTTTAAACCAATCTTCAATCTTTTCCTTATTCAATCGTTGAGAGACTGTGGACGCTTCGAGAGCATCAACTATTTTAGACAGATTCAAGTCAGCTTCCTGCACAGTGGATGCACCTGCTATATGATAAGACTTTATAAGCTTATCTTCCTCAGCTTGTAAGTATCCGACTATATAAGGTGCGAGAGCTTGAATGTTATCCTGTATTAGTTGCTTAGTTATGTGATCATTTACTCTGATGTAAGAATTATCAGCTACTTTTACCTTAGTCTTGGGGTGAGCTTTATAGAGTAACTTCACATTTCTATAGCCTTTAAGAACTGGCACTGGTAGTGCTGAATCATACGGGCGAAAGGTATTAGTATCATTAGCTTGAAGGGTGACACCTAGGTTAAGAGGCGTAGTCATATTATCTGCGGTAGTGTTCACATTATTAAGTAAAGTATTCATAATTTAGTATCCTTATAAGATTAAGTTAATATTCAATGTAGCTTTATTTACTACATGCTTTATTCTCTCATACTATCACACAGATTGCAAGCATTTAAGCTAAAATAATTCTCTTATCTTATCACCTTATCTTATGTCTTATCTTATCCTATACCTATATCTAACTGATAACTATTATCATTACTATTAACTATAGGGGGGTGGAAGCCTTTTTAATAATGGTGTCGGCGTCTATCCTAAAGACTCCTCCACATTTATCTAAACTTTTTCAGAAACAGCTATGCTACGACTCCGAAATATAACTTCTCTCTTAGAGCTGTATTCTAATTACCTTCTTTGTCACACCTAGTTATATGTTATACTATCTCTATACTGGAAATCTATAGAATATAAGAGAAGAGAGGAGCGCAGAAATGAATGCAGAAGTTGCCGCAGTTATGAATATAACAGAAAGTCGTGCACTCTCATTATTAGGTAGCGGCATTCCAGCGGAGAATGTAGCTTCTGCACTAGGAGTCACAGCTTCCAGAATCTCACAGCTTCTCTCCTCTAAAGTATTTGCAGATAAGGTAGCGACATTAAGATATGAAAACTTACAGAAACATAATACACGAGATAGCTCCTATGATTCTATAGAAGATAAGCTAATAGAGAAATTAGAGAAACAGATGCCTCTTATCATGCGACCTATGGAGACAGTTAAAGCATTACAGGCTATTAATGGAGCTAAGAGAAGAGGGCAGTCCTCTCCAGACCAGGTTGTAAATCAACAGAATATAGTAGCTCTTGTTCTCCCTAAAGCGATAGTGCAGAAGTTTACTACTAATATAGTGAATCAGGTAGTTAAAGCAGGAGAGCAGGAGTTAGTGACAATGCCCGCCGGAAATCTCTTAGAGACAACGGAGAAGAAGCTAGAACAGTTAGTTGAAGGTACAGTTGGTGGGTTAGATGTCTAGTATGTCTGTCCAGCTACCGTCAGCGGTCACCTCACCTGTGGAGAAAACTATCTATCTCTCTGGTAGGTATATCTCCGCCTCTCAGAAACCTCATGTAGAAGCTGATATAGCATCTGCGAGAAAGGTATTAGAGAGATTGATGGTTTCTTATAGTGGAGATGAGGTCTCTTCTATTAAAGAGATAGTTAGAGAGATAGCTTGTGAGTAATATCACCTTAGAGTCTCTAGGAGTTACTAAGAAAGAGAAGAAAGCTAGGAGTATAGATGATAGGTTTCGCCCGAAGTCTATTCTCCCAGAGAGTCCTGTATCCTTCTCAGATTTAGAAGATGGGCCGATGATAGATGGGTCAGCGCCAGCGGATATACAGGAGATTGGAGCTTCCCTAGAAGAAATCAGCTCCCTAGCTAAGCAAGACTTAGATTTTCTAGCTGCTCTTATCATGCCTCTTATATTTGAATTTGAGTTTCCTCCTGTATTTAAGTCTGTATGGGAGTGGCTGCTAGGGTATGTAGCTGCCCCGCGAACTTTCCCTCAGTTAGCATTAGGTCTCCCTAGGGGCTTTGGTAAGACTACTCTCTTAAAGATATTTGTAGTCTATTGTATCCTATTCACTAATAAGAAGTTCATTCTAGTAGTGGCAGCGACAGCTAAACTAGCGGAAAACATTATAGCTGATGTTGTAGATATGCTAGAGGAACCTAATATTAAGAGAGCATTTGGAGACTGGAATCTAGGAGTGGAGAAAGACACTCAGAGCTTAAAGAAGTTCGGCTTCAGAGGACGAAACATTACTCTAGCTGCAATCGGTGCGGAAGGTTCTCTCCGAGGTTTGAATATTAAGAACACTAGACCTGACATCATGGTATTTGAAGATGTACAGTCTAGGGAGTGTGCAGACTCAGAGGTACAATCCACTTCATTAGAGAACTGGATGGTAGGCACAGCTATGAAAGCTAAATCTCCTCACGGCTGTATGTTCCTATTCATAGGTAATATGTACCCTACTAAGCACTCTATTCTTAGAAAGCTGAAGACTAATCCTAAGTGGGTTAAGTTTATAGCAGGTGGCATCCTAGCAGATGGTACATCTCTCTGGGAAGATTTACAGCCTATAGCTCAGCTAAGAAATGAATTCGAGAATGACTTAGCTATGGGTAAGCCAGAAATCTTCTACGCAGAGGTATTAAATGATGAAAATGCTTCCGCTAATAATCTAATAGACCTCTCTAAGCTACCTGATGTACCTTATATGGAAGGTGATATAGCAGGAGGTAACTTCATAGTTATAGATCCATCAAATGATAAGATTAATTCAGATGCTGTATCTATAGGTTACTGTGAGATACATGATGCGTCACCGATTCTTATGGAGATAGAAGAGGGTAGATTCTCTCCAGGGGAGACGATTCGCAAGGCTCTCACATTAGCACTCACTCATAACTGTAGGCTCATAGCTTGTGAAGCTAATGCGTATCAATACTCTCTCTTATATTGGTTCGACTTCATCTGTCAGCAGATGGGGATTATAGGTATAGAAGCAGTTCCAGTATACTCAGGCGCTCGCTCTAAGAATGCTAGAATCTTAGATGTATTTAAATCTTATGCAGCTGGAGAGTTATATGTACACGATGATGCTAAAGCTGCCGTGCACCTACAGATTACAGGATTCAATCCATTACGTAGAGATAATACAGATGGTCTGTTAGATTTACTTACATACATGCCACGTATTGTGGAGGAGTTCGGTGAGTTTGTTATAGCGAGTAATATAATAGAGTCACAGGAATTTGATGCACTAGAAGTACCAGATTTTAATTCAGCTTTTTAATTTACACCTTATATCCGAGGAACAGAACATGGCAGCAGCTACATCAGTACCATTAACTAAGCGCTCACAAGAATCCTTTATAGTTTACTATAAGCAAGCTATGGACTTACAGACGCAAGCTCGCAGTTCTCTTCGCTCTCGTATGGAGGAGTTAGATAAGAACTATCAGCGAGAGTTAGATGCTAAAGAGGAGCATGTAAGAGCTAAGGCAGCTAATAAAGCAGGCGACACTGATAGATTTCAAAATATAACTGTACCTGTAATCATGCCTCAGGTAGAGTCAGCTGCCACCTATCAGGCTTCAGTCTTCCTTACAGGTTATCCTCTTTTCGGTGTGGTTGCGTCACCTCAGTTTATAGATGAAGCTGTTCAGATGGAGACAGTTATAGATGAGCAGTCTGTAAGAGGGGGCTGGACACGAGACTTGCTAATGCATTTCAGAGATGGATTTAAGTATAACTTCGCTCCACTTGAAGTCAGCTGGCTCCAAGAGGTAACTTCCACCGTAGAAACTGACCTTACTAAAAATCTGACAGAAGGTATACCTAAGGAAGTTCTGTGGGCAGGTAATAATGTCAAGCGTTTAGACCCTTATAACACTTTTGTAGACCCTAGAGTTGACCCTACAGCTGTACATGCAGACGGTGAGTTCGCAGGTTACACTGAATTCATGACACGGATTAAGCTTAAAGCTTTCATAGCTTCTCTACCTGACCAGATTATAGCTAACATACAGCCTGCATTTGCTTCTGGGTTAGGTTCCTCCAGTGGAGGTGGAGTATCTTCAGAAGATTCTAGAGGCTATTACACTCCTCAGATTAATCCAGATGTTAACCCAGAAGACAATAAGGATGGAACTAACTGGCTAGCTTGGGCAGGTATGTCCACTACCAGAAACACCAATATGGATTATAAGGATACATATGAAGTTACTACCTTATACTGTAGAGTACTTCCAGCGGAATTCTCCCTTAAGGTTCCTAATCGTAATATACCACAGGTCTATAAGCTTATCATAGTGAATCATGAGCATATAGTATACTGTGAGAGACAGACTAATGTGCATAACTCTATTCCTATCTTAATAGGACAGCCATTAGAAGACGGTCTAGGTTATCAGACTAAGTCTCTAGCTAAGAATGCGCAACCTTTTCAAGAGGTGACTTCTGCGTATATGAATTCTATCATACACTCGCGCCGGAGAGCTATCTCAGATAGAGTTCTGTATGACCCTTCTCGTATATCTTCAGCTCACATTAACTCTGCGAATCCTTCAGCTAAGATACCAGTTCGGCCCGCAGCGTTTGGTAAGAATATAGCGGAGTCTGTATATCAGTTCCCTTACAGAGAAGACCAAGCGGCAGCTTCCATGCAGCAGATACAAGTCTTACTCGGTCTAGCTAATAACCTCTCAGGTCAGAATCAGGCGTCTCAGGGGCAGTTTGTTAAAGGTAATAAGACTCTTCATGAGTTTGAATCAGTGATGCAGAACGCTAACGGTAGAGACCAGATGGCAGCTATGCTACTAGAAGTACAGATATTCACTCCGCTGAAGCATATACTTAAGCTTAATATCTTACAGTATCAGGGAGGTACTTCTATCTATAATAGAGATAAGGAGATAGCTGTAGAGATTGACCCTATTGCTCTGAGAAAAGCTGTTATAGAATTTAAAGTGTCTGATGGACTTATACCTTCCTCTAAGCTTATCAATGGAGATACCCTAGCGACAGCGATACAAGTCATAGGTTCATCTCCTGCTATCTCTGCAGGTTACAATATAGCTCCTATGTTCTCCTACCTGATGAAAACTCAGGGAGCTAAACTGACATCCTTCGAGAAGTCTCCTGAGCAGATGGCGTATGAACAAGCTGTAGGAGCATGGCAGCAGGCAGTAGCTGGAGCGTTAGAGAAGGGAGAAGTTGACCCTAAGAGCTTACCTTCACAGCCTTTACCTGAACAGTATGGTTATACACCTGGCGGAGATAAGCAAGTACCCCGCGGACAGGAGGGAGCAGGAACAGCACAGAAGCCTACAGCGCCAGCGACACCTGCACGGTAGAATCATATCAGCGGGCATTGACACCTAGGAAGCTCGTAGTAGTTGACCGCGTGAACCGCTAACCACGAAACAGGAGTGATAGTGTCATAGGTTTTTCGTCGATTCCTAGCGAGGCACGAGTGGATGAGACTAAAAGACTTGACACGTCAACGACGCGTGGTAAGCTGTGAAGCGGTTAATACGAAGAGCTGACGGAATTATTTACATCTATATAAGAGAATCATACAATGGCAACTATTATACCTAATGCATTTACATCCTATCAACTAACAGAAGAGGAGCAACTCCAAGGACAGATACTAACACTACAACAAACACAAGTACTACAAAATGAAAGAGCTAGATTAGCAGAAGAGAAATTACTTCTAGCTATCGACCCTAATGATACCTTAGCATCAGCTCAAGAGGAAGCCTATAAGATAGGGCAACTTGAGCTTATAGCTTGGATATTAGAGTGCTCAGATGCAGCTAATGTTGCATTAAATAACCCAGAAATTAACACCGAAATCTAAGAGGATTTACACAATGTCTATGTTTAACTTATTTGGCTCTAATCCAGCGTCAGCGCCAGCAACTACACCAGCAACTCCTGTAGCAGCAGCTCCAGCACAGAATCCTACAGCGGAGCCAGGTAATATGCCTGCTGCTGGAGACCCTAATGCACAAGCTCCTACTGGAGATACACCAGCTCCTGCAGCTACACCTGTAAAAGATGATAATTCCCCTCTTGCTGAGTTTACAGACTTATGGGATACTGTACCTAATAAAGCAGAAGGAGACACTCCTCCAGCGCAACTAGACCCAACTAAGTTAAAAGAAGTAATAGCTAAGGCAGATTTTTCTGCTGTTATTACTCCTGAGAACTTAGCTGCAATCACTGCTGGTGGAGACGATGCAACCAAGGCTTTCTCTTCTTCTATGAATCAAGTAGCTCAGCAAGTAATGAATCAATCACTTCTCGCCTCTAATAAAATGATAGAGCAAGCAGTAGATAAAGTTAATTCAGCTTGGGAATCTAAGCTACCTCAGTTACTTAAAAAACAGAGCCTTAATGAAAGCTTAGTAAGTTCAGACCCCTTATTTAAAAATCCTGCCATTAAACCTATTATGGAAGCAACGCAACAGCAATTAGCTTCTAAATACCCTAACGCTACTGTAGCAGAACTAGCCACAATGACTCAAGATTATATTAAAGCTATGGGAGAAGCTTTTGCTCCTAAGCCAGCTGCTAAAGAAGGCGGCACCACTCCTGAGACTGACTGGGATATGTTTATGCAATAAGGCAGTAACACAGCATACAGCTATAACCTTAACTTTTTATTCTTATTTAGGAGATTTTATTATGGGATTTTTACGTCCAGAAGCTTCACCAGATGGTAAGCTACCACAACCATTACGAGTAGGAGCTGGCTTATTAGCTAACTTCGCTATTGATAACCGTGCAGCAGAGACAGATGAAACATTAGATTTATCTGATATCTCTGGTGGTATGATTCATCAAGGAGTTACACTTACAAGTGATGTAACTTACACCTTACCTACAGCTGCCGATATTGCCGCCGCTCCAGGATTTGATGCTATGGATGTAGGCGATGCTTACAGCTTCATAGTTAATAACTCTCAGGTAGGTGCCTTTGATGTTGAAATTGCCGTAGGTGCAGGTATCACAGCAGTTGGTGCTAATAACACCTTATCTACTCCTCCACAATCTAGCCGTATTTACACTCTTGTAAAGACTGCTGCAGCTACATTTGATTTATACTAGACTCTTAGCTTAACAGCTATCAGCAAGTAAGAATCTTATAACTTATTATAAAGGTAATTTATTATGACTACTGGTGTATTTAATACAGGCCAATTTACGCAAGATTTAGCTAAGAAGTCTTTTGCTTCTATGATTACGCGTCTAATGCCTAACGGTTCAGCTCCGCTGTTCGGTTTAACTTCCATGCTATCTTCTGAAACTGCGGTTGCAGTAGAGCACGGGTTCTTCACTAAAACTATGCTGTTCCCTGAGATGACTATGACAGCTATCTCTCTAGCAGCTTCTGGTACTATGCTGGTAGCATCTACTACTAACATCTTGCCTAATATGATTATGCGAGTGAACTCTACAGGAGAGAATGTCATTGTTAACGCAGTGATTTCTGCTACTGAGATTCAGGTTACTCGTGGAGTAGGTACGGTAGCTGCAGCGGATACTCTTATAGATGACGTGTTATATCAAGTAGGTAATGCCTACGAAGAGTCTAGCACTCGTCCTAATGCACAGAATGTTATTCCTGTACGCATCACTAACCTTACTCAGATTTTCCGTAACACTTGGGCTATCTCTGGTTCTGCTGAAGCTACTCAGGTTATTGCAGGGGACTCTAACGTAGCTGAGAATCGTCAAGATTGTGCAGCGTTCCATGCAGCGGACATTGAGAAAGCTTTATTCTTCGGTCAGAAGTCTAGCGGAACTCGTAATGGTCAGCCTTTCCGTACGATGGATGGTCTTATTTCTATTGTAAGTAATGCCAGTTACTATCCACCAAGTTACAGCGGTGCGGTTAATGTAACTACTGCTGGTGCGACTACTACCTGGACTCAGTTAGAAGCTGCTTTAGATCCTGTATTCGACCAGGCTACAGACCCTAAAGGTGCCAATGAGCGTGTTATGTTTGTAGGCGGTGCAGCTAAGCGAGTGCTTAATAACATTGGACGCTTAAATGGTACGTATCAGCTGGTAGATGGGCAGACTAACTGGGGTTTACAGTTCTCTACTCTTACTACTGCTCGTGGTAAGTTCCGTCTGATTGAGCATCCTTTGCTTAATACTAACACCAGCTGGGCTAAGATGGCTGTTCCAGTTGACCTTAACACTTTCCGTTTAGCTTATCTTGGTAACCGTAAGACTAAGAACAAAGAGTTCAATATGTCAGGTGAGCCAGCAGATAACGGTATTGATGCAGTAGGTGGAACGCTTACTACAGAATGTACTGCTGTTATTAAGAACCCGCCAGCTAACGCTGTTATCTATAACCTTACTGCAGCAGCTGTAGGTTAAAAGCCTTAAACCCTTAGTTTAAAACTAAACCCAAAAGAACCTATTGTTTAACGCCTCTAGGTTCTTTTATCTATCTAAACCTTGGAGTATTAAAATGAGCATTGATATCGCAGCTTTACGAAATAAGAAGCAAGCTACTGAAGAACAGAAAGCACCAGTAGGACAGAAAGAACAGAAAGTAATAAAGCAAGAAAAAGTATTTAACATATATAAGTCCACCATGCGTAACCATAAACTTATACGTCAGGATGGTAAAGCTATCCACGTAATTAATGGTGAGCTTGTCACAGCAGATAAGAAAGATATCGAATATCTTGATGCTGAAATAGAGGCAGGGTTTCCTTACCTGAAACCAGCTGAACAAATTACATCTACCGAGCTTGACCCTATGGCTTCTCTTAGAGCTAAGATGAAAGATGAAGCCAGACTGGAACTACTAGCGGAACAGGTAAAAGCAGATAAGGATATGGGATTCAGTAAAAGTAAAGTTATCCCAGCCTCTACAGTAGATTTAACTGCTGTATCTGGTGAGTCTACCAGTAAGTAAAGTAAAATAAGCGGAGAGAGTAGCAATGACATTTGCAGAATTATTAGCAGAAGTATACACCTTAACTAATAGACCTGACCTAGTAGCAGAAACTAAATCTGCAGTTAAGGCTGCTACACTTAAAGCTCATATGACAGATTTCTATTCTAAAGATATCTTTGAGACAGGTGTAGAATTCTTACATCCTAATTACAGGCAGTCTTTAGATGTCATCTCACTTATACCTAATTTCCGTACAATAAAATATATAAGACGTGTAGAAGATGAGTTTGATGATGCAGGTACATTCTTAGATATTATCTCTCCAGATGAGTTATTAGATTCATATGGATTAGGTAGAAAAGATATAGCTTATATAGCTGGTAGGATGCTAGAGATACGAGCATCTGTGGAGTTTTCTAAAGCTCTCGCTGGTTGTTATGTATTACCTATAGTTACTGAGGATGGTTATTCTTCCTGGGTAGCTAGCTTATATCCTCACGCTATTATTAAGGAAGCTACTAGAGTGATATTTAAAACTATTGGGTATGACGAGCAGTCAGCTACATACGAAAGACTTGTAGCAGAAGAATATGTATTACTTAAAGCATCTGCTGTTACCGACATTGGATATTAAAATTATAGGAGAGCTACATGGCTTTTGATAATGGGGCTGATGTATGGCAGCCAAAGAAAGTACTTGATTTATCTGAGAACACTAAGAGAGTTAAGCAAAGTTTTGTAGCTACAGCAGGTCAGACTGAATTTGAGATTACTGATTTTGCTTATCTTGTGGGCGCTAAGAACTTAGATGTATTTCATGCAGGATCTTACCTAGATGTAGAGAATGAAGAATTTACAGAATCTTCCTCTACTTCTTTCTTACTTAAGGTTGCAGCCTCTGTTGGTGACATCATAGTAGCTACAGCAGCAGTAGATATCTCTGGCGATGAAGAAGGTGCAGCTTATGAGTCTGCGTTAGATGCAGAAGCAGAGAGAATGACAGCAGATAGCTATGCTACAGAAGCTGAGGACGCTTTCGTTAAGGTATATACCTCTAATGGAGATGGTACGTTTACTGCTACTAATACTACCGAGTACTCCTCTCTCCATTATGCTCTTAAATCTGAGCAAGCAGTTACTGCAACTAATAGAGAGATACAAACTGCTACAGCTGGGCAGACAGTATTTACTCTTACTGAATTTACTTATGAACCAGACGCTAAAAATATTGTAGTATATGTAGAAGGTATACGAATTTACTCTACTGAATATGAAGAGACTAATTCTACTACTATTACTTTTAGTTCAGGAATAACACTAGGGGAGAAGGTATTATTTGTAGCTAGTGATTTAGTAACTAATGTAGAGACTCCAGCTTATGCTGTAGAGTATCTACCTGCTGGTGTTGGGGCTATAGAGAGCGACGTGCAAACTAAGCTGAGAGAGGTGGTATCTGTTTTTGACTTTATGACATCTGTACAGATAGCAGATGTAAAAGCAGGCACACTTTTACTTGATGTTACAGCAGCGATTCAAGCTGCTATTGATGCAGTAGAGACAACTGGCGGTACTGTTTACCTACCTAGGGGTATATATTTAGTAAGCGTCTCGCTTAGTTTAAAAGATAAAGTCTCTCTTATAGGTGATGGTTTTAGGGCATCTATTATAGATTTCAGAGGTACAGGTTCAGCTTTAGTTGGTAATGAAAGTATTATCCAAGTCTCTTATAAGGATTTTGCGATAACCAACGCTAATAACACTAACGCTAATATCAGTGGTGCAGTTTGGAACTATGGTTTAAATCGCTCACATATTAAAGTTAAGTATACTGCTAAAGCAAGTGATACTTCAGATGGTTTTGTGGTTCACGGCACAGAAGATGATGATGGCTTAACTGCTAATAATGCTCAGTATGGTTGTATCTGGGATGTAATTACTGAGAGCGCTACTGAATGTACTGGTACAGCATTAAAACTTAACGGTAAAGACGTCTCTGATGCAAGATGTAATGGACATCATATAAAGAGCGGGGTATTAGATGGTTTTAGCACAGGATTGTACATTAACGGTAACGGTAATTTAATTGGTGAAGTTACGGTTAATGGCGCAGCTGCTACAGCAGGCGTTCATTTCTATGGTGATGGTACGTTTGGTAATGTAATGTTGGGGGTTTATTTAGATAGTGGAATTTCTGGCGACCCTATAAGATTAGAGTCAACTACGCCTGGCTTACATATGGTTACAATATTAGAAGGCGTTGATAACTTATTATTATCAGACGTTAATGATGTATCTGGGGGCGGTAATAGTGCAAGGTTTACTTTACAAACAAGAGCTAGACTCTATATGGGAGAAGGGGCAGCGGCTGATGTTACTAGTAAAGGTAACAGTAACGCTTCATTAGTATCAGTTGGTACTGTAGATGACATTGGACTGTTTGGTATACCTTCAGCAACAGGAGGCGGAGTAATTGTTTCTGGTGAATCCTATGCAGCAGGAGTTAATGCGGTTTCTGACTCTGGGGGAGTAACAGCAAGTATAGGCGACGGAGCTTCAGCAGAGTTTAGAGTATGTAGTACAGCAAATGGGTCATCTTTTAATCCAAGATTAAAGGTTAGCTCGGCAGGTAAAATAACTCTTCCCTATGCTTCTGGAAATATAACTCTAACTGGATCAGTAAGTGAAGTACAAGTTACAAACGCAAATGTAACCAGTGATAGTATGATTATTTTTGCTGCACAAGATCCTTCAGCAGGTGTTTTTATTGCTGGAGGTGGTATTCATGTTGGTAGCAAAACAACTGGTAGTTTCTATTTCTATTCCTCAGATAGTAGTAATTTTGCAGGAACAGAAAAACTATCTTACATTATCATAGGATAAATAATGAAACATCTATTGTTATTGCTAGTGCTAGCTTTAATAGCCGCTTGTACTCCCCCTGTCATTGAAGAGGAAGATATTTTCATTCTAGGAGATGAAACTATAGCTCCTAGAGGTTGGGTGGAGTGCGTAGAGGAAGGTAGATGTCAACACTAACTTACGAGCAGCTTACAAATATTCTCCAAGCTAATCACGGGCGCTTTATCTATGTACCTGATAGTGAGAAATACCATAAGCCTGAGCACTGGCCTTCCTTTAAAGAGATAGCAGAAGAACTCTTCCGTAAGAAGTTTATCCTAGATGACTGTGATGGGTTTGTACAGCTGAATAGATATATCTTACATCTCTGGGGTGAAGAGTCTGAGATGGTATTCTGTAGAGTTAAGTCAGTAAATGAGTATCATCTAGTCTGTCACTATCATGGGTGGATACTAGATAATAGATTTATGTGGCCTATGAAGAAATCAGATTTAGATGACTATGAGTTTATCTCTATGAAAGATAATAATAATATCTGGAGAGAGATACTATAGCTATGAGTATGAAACCATTTAAAGACTGGTGTTCAGGTGTTCCAGAATTCAATATGAATAACTGCTGTAAGATTCATGATGATGATTACGAGAATCTAGGGAAGTTTACATCAGACTGGAGATTTGTGAAGTGTGGATGGAAGAAAGCAGGTTCTTATTATACCTTACACGAGCGATTACTTACTAGAACAGTGGCTATTACTTATTACATTGGTGTTAGCCTATTCGGTTGGTGGCCTTATTATAAAGCACAGAAGAAAACTAAGAACTAAAAAGGATAATGACTGTGACAGACGAGGATAAAGTACTTGAATGGAGGGTTAAGAAGTTGGAAGAATCCTATAAAGAAGTTATACACGACCAACAAGCCTTTGAAAAAGAAGTTAAGTCTGAACTAAAAGACATAAGTAGACTTATCTTTCAGGTGAGATGGATGATGACTGGAGCTGTAGTTTATGCTGTAGCAATAGAAGTCGGCGCTATAAACTTTATAAAAGCAGCTTTCTCCTAGTGACTTATCTTAGTAAGAACTTCACTAAGGATGAGTTTGCTTGTCCTTGTTGTGGGTATAATTCAATTAATTTAAGGCTCATGCCGTTGGCAGAAATCATTAGGCATGAAGATGGAGATAAACCTAAGACACCTAACAGCGCTTGTAGATGCTATGAGCATAATAAGGATGTAGGCGGGGGGAAGTATTCCAGACATCTATCAGGTGATGCACTTGATATGCCTTGTAAGCATCCTTCCCTGGTAGCACTTAAGTTAGATGAGCTATTCCCTAACATGTATGGGATAGGTGTCTATGAAGAAGATGGTTTTATCCATGTTGATATAAGATATAAGAAAGCGAGATGGTAGGAGTTTAATATAATGGCGCAGAGAAATTTCAGAATAGACCTACTAGATACAGTCTTTCCTATGCTATCAGAACAGCTAGGTAGGACTGTAATAGGCTCTACAAGGGAGGAAATCTCTACTAAAGAGAATCACCCTAAAGTATACTACATGCATAATGTAATGCCTTCAGCTTATGGACTAGACTCTGTAGGCTATCAAGCAGCTGTGCCCGCAATAACTCCAGCGGATAACACTCTCTTAGATACAAGACCTATTTACGGTGACGCTAAAACAAGGATGATGCTAGCTTGGAATGATACAGGAGAAGTTTACGTACTTAAATGTAGTGTAGGTATTTGGACTAAGTTACCTGCTACTGTACCAGCGACAACTTCACCTAGCTTCGATATTAACTCTGTCACTATAGGAAGAGTTAATGGAGTCTCTTATATCTTCTATGCTGGTATCGGATGTTTTGTGTATAATGAAATCACGGATGAGTTAGATCATACAGTTCTCACAGGACTCTCTATAGCAGACATATTAGGAGTAACTTCTTCCAGTGGGTATCTCATAGCATATACAGCAGAAGCTGTAGCATGGAGTAGTACGATAGACCCTACAGACTTCACTCCCTCTCAGGTCACTGGAGCTGGTGGAGGTAATGTAGCTGGGATAGATGGAGCTATTAAGTTCATGCTCCCTAACTCTCTTGGTCTAGTGGTGTATACAGACACCAATGCGATAGGTATTACTTACACTGGTAACTTACGCTACCCGTTTAAGTTCAGAGAGATAAGTAACTCCAAAGGTGGAACTACCTTAGATGCTGCAGCGTATGAAGCTAACGCTTCTGCTCAGTTCGTATACTCTAAAGCAGGCTTACAACTTGTAGACTCTCAGAAGGCTGAGACTATATTACCACAAGTTACAGACTTTCTAGCTGGTAAGAGACTTGAAGATTTTGATGAGGTTACTTCCACATTCAGTGTGACTGACTTAACTACCACTATGAAGAAGAAGGTTAAGTTCATAGCTTCCAGATACCTTGTAATATCTTATGGTATAGATTCTTTCACTCATGCGATTGTATATGATATCACCTTAGATAAGCTAGGTAAGCTTAAGGTAGACCATGTAGATTGCTATGAATGTATAAGCTTGCAGGTGGAAGTATCTAAAGAGTCTATAGCATTTATGTCATCTGATGGTAGTGTGCAGTACTTAGATTTCGCTACCTCAGCAGCAAGCGAGGGAGTCTGCTTGCTAGGTAAGCTCCAGTATACTCGTAGTAGGATGCTTACCTTACAAGAAGTGGAGTCAGAGAACATAGAGGCTGGAGTAGATTGTACTGTCTCTTCTCTATATTCTTTCGATGGTAAGACACTAACTAAGGTAGATGGAACTCTGGCACATACAGCAAATAATGTACGTAAGCACGTATTCCACATTACAGCTCTTAATCACTCGTTATTATATGTAGGTAAATTCAATCTTACTTCTGTGTTGGTAACTTATACAGCTGGCGGCAGAAGATAGTAAACAGTAGGAGTAATATCATGGCAATTGGTGCAAATACAGCAATTGATTTTTTTGGTACAACCGATGCAGTGGATGACAGCTCAGGCTCAGTCGCTAATGCAGTAATGAGTGCAGCAGGCGATACGGCTACCTGGACAAATGATGATGATGCAAGAGAAGCAAACATTGCTTTAACTTTCACACCATCAGCAACAGCAGTAATAGGGGATAGCATTAACCTCTACTGTTCACGTAACAATGTAGATGGCGGCACAGCCAATGAAGCGTTTCCAACGACTGACTTTAAGCAAGTGTTTTTAGGTTCGTATTCGGTCAACGCTGGTACAGGCGCACAAACCCTTGCTATTAATATCGCCTTACCTAATGTGGTGACTTCACAGGAGTATGAGTTTGCTATCTTTAACAGGCTAACCACAGTGAGTATTGATGCAGCATGGTCATTAGATATCACACCTAAGTCCACAGGGCCTCATACCTAATGACTATAGGTTTATTACCTAAGCTATATAGTCCAGGTTACACCCCTGGACGTAAGCCTGTTGGTGGACAATGGGAGATAGACTGGCAGCATCCTTTAGCAGAGAACTTATTGTTCTTCGCTACAGTTCAAAATGGAAAATTCGTAAATCTAGCTGATAAGGATAGACAAGTTGCACAATTCCCAACATTAACAGCAGATATACGAGCTGATAAGCTAGTTACAGGTAGCGGAAAAACTGCTAGTTTTGATGTTGGCAGTATTACTGGTCAGAATAAGCTTACATTTGCCACAAGCGTCAATTTATACAACGAGGTTAATACGAGTTGTTACGTCTTTGGTGCTGATGATATTGATTGGCTACTTGCATGGAATAACTCTGAGAATCGTTTCCAGGCTAATTTCAACGGTGCAGAGAACTGGTCACAAACTACTTCCACATTTACGTTAAACACTACAAATAGTGTGATGGCTGTAAAAACTGGACTCACATTTAAATTTGACGGTCATTGGTTTGTTAATGGTAAAAAAGAAAATACATACGAGGGAGATATTGATGATAGGACTACTACATCAGACATTGACACGGATATAACAATAGGTGATAGAAGCTCTGGATCAAGATGGTGGGATGGCGAGATTGAATATGTTGCTATCTGGAGTACAGATTTATCAGACGAATTAGCACAAAGTTTTCAAAAAGATCCATACCAATTTCTTAAACCAAAGCTAGACCCGGTATATTTTTATCCAGATGTAGATGGAAACCCAATAGCAGTGAATGATGCTTATGATGTAACAGATGGTATACTGTTTGAATCAACACCAGACAGTATTTTAGACAATGACACGTACAACTGTGCGTAATCTTTTAATTAAGGAGAAGCAAAATGGCAAGTGGATTATACGACAAAGGTAAACTAGGTATGATGGACAAGTTGATAGACCTGGATACTGATGATATTAGGGTGAGAGCAGTTTGTGATGAAGATTATACTTTCAATGCGGCTACTCATACAACTATGTCTGATGTAACTAAGTATATCGGCTCAACAGACTATGCTCTGACAGGTGAGGATATTACCACCACAGAGGGTACGTTTGATGCGACTGATGCAACTCCTGCTTTCACAGCATTAGCGTTAAACGAAGCTGATGATATTGATGGATTAGTAATCTATCATTTTATAACCGATGATGCAGGCTCAACTCCAATAGCGCATATTGATTTAACCACTCCAGTTACTCCCAATGGTGGCGATATTAATATTACTTGGAACGGCTCTGGCATCTTCTCTATATAATGTGGAAAATCTTTTACGGAGATGGGTCAACCTACTCCGATAAAGACGGACTGCCAGAGTTAGCACCTAAGCGAGATGTGCAAATCATAGGCGCTGATTGTGAAATTGCTGGACGTAGGTTTGAAAGAGAAACGGATTATTACATCTGGACTCCAGAAAGAGGTGGCTGGCGTGGTGTTGATAAGTTTGGACTGTTTGATTATTTAATAGATTCGGGATACAAGATTGTTTTATTTGGCAAGATGCTTAATAACAAGGAGTATCGTAAAATATTAGATAAAGCTACTAATGATAGCTATCTGCCCAGAAAATCTGCATGGCTTAGAGAAGAGAGGAGACCTTAATGGGCGCACCCATAGCACCAACGTATACGCAGAACCATTACTGTTTTTATCAGAGCGATGGTAGTACGCAAGTAGGTTCTGCTGACACACAAACCACCTTAGATACTGATACTATTTATTATAGTGTTGTTACAGTATTTGATACCACAGCGAATAAAGTTAATGATGTTACTGGTAAGCCGCAGTTTAATCTAGCTGGAGGTGGGTGGACTGATGTTGGTACAACCACAGCGGTACAGTTTGCCGATGGTTCTCTAACTGATGGTGATACCTCTCAAGATTCCTCTGCTATTAATGGTGGCGGTACGCTCCAGGGTACAAGGGTTTATGAATCGGCTAATACAGCAGCTATTATCTGGTCAACTCCAGGAGATGAGACAGATAACCACGGTGAGCATTGGTTTGGTTTTACGATTGATTCTGCTCAAGTCTCAGATGGACAGGAGGTATTATTACGATGGGTAGAAGGTGACGGAACTGCTTTTACTGGTGCTTATACTGATGCCGATGTAGATATCAATGAGGCTGTTGGCTCTCAGAATATTGATGCTGACTACGTTCCTGCTGACACTACTGTTTATCAGTCGTCCTTTACTACAGTGGCTACAATCAGTGCTGACACTGTTCCTGCTGATAGTACTGTTTATAATGCTACTCTTAGCGCTGCTCAGACTATAGATGCGGATTACGTTGCTTCTGCTAGTACTGTTTACCAGTCAAGTTTTACTGCAATAGCCACTATAGACGCTGACCATGTTGCCAGCACCACACAAGTTCATCAGTCTACTTTTACCTCAGAAGCAACAATACAAGCGGATACTGTTGCCAGTACATCACAGGTTTATGAAGCCACTCTCAGTGGTATACTACAAATTGATGCTGATTATATTCCTAGCGCAAGCAGTATTTATCAGCCAACGTTAGAGATACCTTGCCCATCTATTGTTGTAGTTACCCAACCAGGGAAAGGTGATTTAACTTTATATCAAGATGGTACATTTGATTATGATTATACAGCCGATAGCGCACCAGACTCAGACTCCTTTGTCTATAAGATAATTGATGACAATGGTACATCTAGTAATGCTACTGTAACTTTAACGATTAGTGCTGCTGGTGGTATTAATATAGATGCTGACTATATCACATCAGTATCACAGGCTTATGAACCAACACTATTATCTATTGCAACGATAAATGCGGATAATGTTCCTGCTGATAGTAATGTTTATGAACCTACTCTGACTACTCTGACTACTATTAATGCTGACCACGTTGCCAGCACCAGCCAGGTCTATCAATCAACCTTTACCACATCAGCAACAATTAATAGTGATTATGTCCCAGCAGACAGCAATGTTTATGAGCCTGCAATCACTACTATTACTACCGTCAATGCTGGCCATGTTACTAGTACCTCTCAGATACATGAACCGACACTTGACCAGATAACTACAATTGGCGCTGATCATGTAGCTAGCACAACGCAGGTATACGAGCCTACATTTGACACCATAGCGACAATCAATGCCGATTATGTAACTTCAACCACACAGGTTTATGAAGCTACTCTTACTGTAGGATTCACTATAGCCGCAGATTATGTAGCTAG